CCGTTTTAGTCCAATCCTCATCGGGAGTGAACAGAGCATGACCAACCTCATGACCAACAAGTAAATCGTATATCAGTCCACTTGCCTTTTCCCACAGAGGCAGAGTCAGGACGCGAGTATGTACGTTAAAGCAAGCAGTAGGCACTTTTTTGTGCTCCACCACGAGATCCTCAGTTGCAAGCAGTTTGGCAAGTTGGGATTTGATTTCGTGAGAGATTGCCATTGGATTTGTTTCGTATGAGACCATCATACAAAGAAAGGTCGCCTTTTGGGCGACCCATGTGACGCTTTTTGAACTGGGCGAGTCGTGCTTTGGCTTGCCTCAGTGCTTGCGGTTTAAGTTTTCGTTTCTGTTCTTTCTTGGAATGGTGCTTCCAGTTTGGTACTTGCATTGTTCTTTGGTGGATCACACCACCATACGCGAAAAACCTTTGACTTTCTCAAACTTTATGACACTTTCAAATCTGTCTTCCAAACCAGTCTTATGTGAGATTACAAAAATATTTGCATCTTTAATAACATAACGAATAATTTTCAAAAACTCTTCCGTACCAAATCCATCCAGAGAACTATCGAACACTTCATCCATAATCAAAAGATTTGTATTGACTGAGTTTTTGAATCTTGCAACTTCTCTCCAAGTGAAGAGTAATGCAAGGTCAATTCTCATTTTCTCCCCCTCACTAAACGAAGCATAGGAGAAATCTTCATGAATGGGTGACTGGACGGTTTCGTTGAATTCCTCATCAAGAGTGAAGTTAATATAGAAATCCATCATCTGAAGATAACGGTTAACTTGCTGATTTATCAGCGGTAGATACTTCTTAATGATTTTGGACTTTACTCCACCGTCTCTAAGCAAACTATACGAAAAATCGTAGTAGTTAATTGAGTCTTTTTTAGAAGCGAGGTCGTCGTATGTAATTTTTAAGTTGTTATTGAAGGACTCTAACTTTTCATGTTCAGAATTTCTGTTTGCAAGGTTCTCGGTAATAGTTTGAATTTCACGTTCAAGATTTCTGATTTGTCTCTGACATCCAGAAATTTTGATATTGTTTTGAGAAATGCCATTCGTTAGTTGTGAGATCTCCTTCGATAGAGCGGTGAATTGACGCTCTCGCTCTTCTTCCTCTTTAATTGCATGTTCTAGTTCTTCGTAACCAGATTGCAACTCCTTCGCTTTATTTTGAGCGTCGTTAATTCTATTTATCCGGAAGGTCTCTTCAATAGATTGTGTACAGGTGGGACATACCGTATTCTCAGTGAAGAACTTATGTTCTTTAGTAATAGTCGATACTTTTTGAGAAATCTTACCTTTAAGGTTTCCTAACTTGCGAAGTTTGTCTGAAGCACCTGTATATTTTTCTAGGTGTTTTTGCAAACTTTCAACTTCTTCATTTTTACACTGATTGACATTCATCCAGTTGTTTTCTTCTGAAAGAAGTTGTCCAATTTTCTCTTCCTTTTCTTTAATATTTTCCTTTCCGCGATTTTCAAGTTCATCAATAAAGTCTTTTTGCATTTTTACTTTATCGAGAAGAGATTCTTTTTTAAGTTCTAGAACTTTAATTTCGTCCTTTACCTGACGGATTTTCTCTTTGATCACAATATTCATAGAAGAAAAGATCTTAATGTCAAGAAGATCTTCAATCACCTCTCGCCTATGTGCAGCAGAAAGTTGCATAAAAGGAACAAAAGTACTTGAACCCAAAATAACAATTTGAGTAAAAGACTTATAGTTCATTTTAAGAACATTTTGTTCTAACCATTTCTGCTGATCCAAAGCAGCAGAAGATTGATCTAGGAGAGAATCGTTTTTATAAATCTCAAAAATATTGGGTTTTATACCCCGAACTACTTTCCAAGAAGTACTACCAATATCAAATTCAACTTCAACTCTACAATCTTTATCATTTACGGAGTTGATGAGTTGAGGTTTATTAATTTTGCGAAATGGTTTTCCAAATAAAGAAAAAGTCAATGCATCAAGAACTGTACTTTTTCCAGCTCCATTAGAACCAATGATTAGGTTGGTCGAATTTTTAGTAAAATCAACTTCTGTAAATTGGTTACCTGTACTTAAAAAGTTTCGCCAACGAATAGTTTTAAATAAAATCATGATTCACATTACTTGGAGGAATTACAATATCATCTGGGGTAATTAAAGTATACTGATAATCATGCATTTCGCAAGTTTTTATCATTATTTCATCTTCAATCTCAATTACATGCATTTCTGGATATCCGTCTTCTTCTAACATCATAGCATATCTGACAGCATCATCTTCTTCTTCGAACAAATAAAGAATGTGCTCCCCTTCTTCATTTAATACAGAATATGCACCTTCAGTTTCTCTGCCATTAATTGTTAAAATAAACATTAAACCATCTCACATGCCTCTTGATATATTTCTTGTAGTAATTTTTGAACTACTGATTTATCAAGATTTATTTCTGCCTCCTGAATATATCTATTCAAAATGGAAAGAGTATCTTCTGATTCAAAATCTTCCAGATCGCCACATTCTTGAATTTCAAAATTCTCTATTACTTTGAGATCAGCAATATTTGAAGCATATAGTTTGTCAATGAACTTTTCAAACTTTTTAGTATCAAACTTTTTACGAACAACAACTTTTACAATTTTGTTCTCATACTCACGGGTATCAAACGTCTGATAGTTAGTGTCCTCATAATAAATGTTATAGAACATTTTATAAGGATTATCTACGGATTCGTGAGTTATTGTATCAGTATCAAAAATTGTAAATCCACGAGTATCATTTAGATCATTCCAATAAATCTCATATGGATTCCCTAGATAGAAGACCGTTCCATTAGTCGATCGAGTGTGATAGTGTCCCGAGTAGACCCTGGTGAACTTCTCAAATAACTTGCTATCCAAACCATGCTCCATGATGATTTGTCGATTAACTCTAAATCCTTGGAGTTCAAGGTGCCCCATCGCACACGGGCAAGTTGTCTTTTGAATAAGTTTGAGAGTGCTTTCCTCATTTTCTTGATTAATCCATGGAATAAAAAGAGTTGGTAGTTGTCCCAACATCACTTCGGTTGGTTCTGAATATACAGTTACATTATCATACTCGCGCAGAAGCAAATCAACTGCATTTACATTATTTGTATTTTTATAATATGCAGTATGATTTCCCACAATCGTATGGACTTTTACGCCCATCTCTTGAAGACGGTCATAATAATTATTTTTAGCCCAAGATAGTGCAGAGAAGTCAATTCCTTTACGACTATCAAAAGTATCTCCCATATCTACAACAGTAGTAATCCCATGCTCTTCGAGTGTTGGGAAAAATACATCGTTGTAAAATTTTAAAAAATAATCATGAAAGAGTTTGGAATTCTTTCTTGCACCAAAATGTTGGTCTGTAATAATTGCTACTTTCATTCAATACCGCAGTTTGCTGTGAACTCCGTCCTTGATAGAATTATAGTCGGAATAGTTCCCACCGTCAACTGTATTGTCGTCGGTAAACACTTCGGAGAATCCAGAGCGTTCAAGAATTTTGTTTTTAATTTCTAATTGACGCTTTTCTCTTTGGATTCTGCGAAGGAAAGCATAGTGAATAATTTGAGTGAAATAAGCAAAAGGATTTTGTGACTTCTCGGGATTGAAATTGTGAATATACTGGACACAATTTTCAATGCCATCAGAAATCATATCTTCCTTGAACATGTAGTTCACGAAGTTTGGCTTAAAAGATAGATGGTTTGCAATCTTCAGAAAACACTCTCCAATGTAGCGGGGAATAGGAGGTTTTGGTTTTCCCTGAATCTCTGCAATTTCTTTATCTTCACGATACTTAATCAGTGCTGCAAGAAACTCTTTGTTGTTTACGTAATGCTCTGACCTTTTTCTTTTGGTCATAACTGCGGTTGTTATCATAAGTTATTATCATTATTATGTAGGTATAATAACACAAATTTAAATAGTTGACAAGGTATTCAAAAGTTGATACAATTACCTTTGTCGAGGTTGATAAGTAATAGCTTAGCTATTTTTAAAGATCTTTTCTAATATCTCCTTAGCATCATTTACATTTGAGATATAACCCATTCTACGACTTATCTTCGAATGTTTGTTTGCTTCTTTACCAGACTGTCTCACATAATTTTGATATAGGACTATCATTTCTATATCGGATGATTCCGACATTGTTAGTACGTCATCCAAATTAATGATAAACATATCATCCTTTGTTGTTTTCAACCAAGGTTCTATTTTGTATCCCGACACTCCTTGCCTTGTTCTTATTTCATTAACAATAATTGGATTGGTAACAATAAGAACTGTTCTGTCTTCTTCCTCAGAAGCTGCTACTCTGGCAAATATTTCTTCACCTGTTTTTAGTTTAAGAGTTGCATAAAAATCTTCTTCAATTCCCATTTTTCTTAAGTTGTATAGTGATTATTTCATAGTTAAAATTTTCTTCATTGTATATTTTAATTCTTTCTATAAGATGATTCAACGTATAATTCTTTCTTGAATTGTAAGAACAATCATCTGCAATATCATATAAAACTGCTTTTGTTTTATTCTTGCCTTTTCTTAAAACTCTTCCAATTGATTGAAGATTTCTGATTCTTGATTTACTGGGAGAAGCAAAGATAACATTATGTAGATTTCTAATGTTAATTCCAGTAGAAAAAGTACCATAGGATGCAACGATGATTGCATCATTTTCCCTTTCTGTAATTTCTCTAACTAATTCTCTTTCTTCAGTATCAACACCACCATGAATAAAAAATACTTTACGATCATTTCGCTTAGTACTATTTATCTTCTCGTATAAGATTGCCCCATGAGATTCGACTCTTGAAAATAAAACCAGAGTGTTTCCTTTTAGATCTAAGGAAAGATTAGTGATAAATTTATTTCTTTGGTCATGTGATATTAGATACTGAATCTCGTCTTCATAGGTTTCAAATTTTTGTGGCGGATGTTTTAGTACAATACATTGAATCTCCAATTCGGAAAGATGACCTTGCCGCATTAGTTCATCTGTTTTTGTTACCTTATATGATGGTCCAAATAATCCTTCAAGAACCCATTTGTGAGTTTGAGTTCCGTCAAGAGTTCCAGTAAATCCAAAACGATATTTTGCATGATGAAGTTTAGTCATGATTTCAATAAGAGATTTGCTCTTGAAAAGATGAGCTTCATCTCCTATAATGCAATTATATTCTTCAAAGAATGAACGTTCCAATGTATATACAGATTGCCAAGTAGTAATCGTTACTGGATGTTCATTTGTTTTTTCCCTCCCAGAATAGATTTTGTGGCAATATGACCCAGCATCCCAACCGTAATCTTCAAAATCCTTGTACATCTGCTCTACAAGAGATGTCGTTGGAACAACTAAAAGAATTTTTTGTCCTTTATCTACGTAATACCTTACAAGGGAATAGATCATCAAGGATTTACCTGAGGCTGTGGGTGATATCAATAATTTTCTATTATGTCTTAGAGCATCGTATACTCCCTCCACTTGATATTCACGAGGAGAATGAGAACAAATAGATCTCATATAATCCTTTACACCCTCATATGAGATTCCTTGATTTATCTCAAAAGGTTTCCCATAAAATTTATTTTCTTTAAACTCATAGCGATAATTATGCGAAGAAATTTTGTCGATTATTTTATCCAATAATCCAGCGTATATTTCTCCTGTATGAGTGCTCAGCAATCTAATCTTACCGTCCCAGTGTCTGCTTCTATACTGGGACATAAATTTTGCTGACTCAACCTCAAACGTAAAGTATGGTTGAAGTTCATATAAAATATGTGGTTCGCAGTGAAGCTTTAAAAAAACTTCATTTTTCTTTTCAATTATTACGTCACTCATAGCATCATAATTGCTATGAATATTTATTTACCCCAATCCAGACTGAAAACGAATAAATTCAATAGCATTTTTAATCTGGTAAGTTCTATTCTGAATCATCTTCAAAATACTTTCAATGTAGGTTAACATTGTATCGTAGTAATCAATTTTTAAACATATAGTTGAAAGTTTTTCATCCGCATCCAAATACTTTTGCATAGTGTCTTTATCCCTGATTTTTTTAGGGAATGGATTTTCCACATAAACATCAGGATCTGCTTTTCCAGAATAGTACTCATATCTTTCGTGTCTAATATTTCTTTTTTGTTGCTCTGCTTTTTTTCTTAAAAGAAAAATGGTATTATATAAGTCAAAATATTTTG